TTTCAAAGTTTCTTCTACTTTGTGAGTCTTTCCATAGCGTATTGTATATTCTTTGCACAATTCATAGCAATGATTCCATAAGAATGAAAAGTTTTGCTTGCTTTTTCTAGCCCAAATAGTACAAGGATGATTCAACATTACAGGTTTGTATGGTGAATCTATACCATGATGATGTAAAATCGTTGAAATCATTTGCAAACTTTCCGTTGGCATTTTAACAACGTGTTTATCTAACATTTGTTTAGCGCATTCTTTTGGTGTGTTACTTAGTATAAATATATTCATTTTAATTATCTCCATATTGGAATGTGATTAGTCGGGAACATCTCTTGGCTCTTGCTCAGTTACCCTCGATGTATTAACTGACAAACCCGACTCTCAACTAAGGAAAAATCTTCTAGTTCTAATAAACTGAGGTCGCATGACGCATTTACCATTCCAAAACACCACATAAAAGAATGATATACCCCTAAGCAAGAGAAACTAGAAGATTTTATTATTAAGATAAAACCTTAATTGTGAACTACATAAGTAGTCGTGAGTGTGAATATTCGGAGGGTAGAGGGAGTTCACAAGATGCGTAGCATGTCACCACAGAGAAACATTATGAACGAACAAAATGCCTTGAACTAATTACTGCATAAACCTCTACCCTAAACCGAATTTAGAGTATTTTATTTTAAAGTCTTCATTGACTATGAGTGTTAAAGGGAAAGTAATAGTCCTATGCCATCACCACGTGGGTAAGTCATCAGCAGACCATCATCTCTAGCGGAAACGATTCTTACTGACTATCTGTTTGAGATAACAGATACATTAGTTTTACAAGTTTTGGTAATACGACAACTTTCAAGTAGAGCAAGTGCTTTCACACAAACCTGACCAATCATATCAAGCATAATACTTGATACAACTTACTACTCTATATTGAATTACTTTGCTAATCTAGAATTAGCATCAAGCGACTTTTATGCTTGACATCACTCATCCACTATATCTTTTTACTTTTTTAATTTGGTAAAACCCTTATTTATAACACCCTAAAGCATTGTAAATCAGCCCGCTAAGACTATTCTACAACTTCTCCACTTAAAGGGTGAGTGTCTTTATGTATTGATAATAAAACTAAGTAACCTATGAGGTCATTAATTATATCATCATCCGATTCTAATGAATCATTACCACGGGATAAACGACTTAACTTATCATCTATCCTAACTCGCAGTTGTTCATCTGTATTAGATGTTGAAAATATTCTAATTGGATTCAATGCTGAATCTCCATATTGCTCATTCTTTTCAATAAGCATTCCTTTGATATCATTACACTTTTCTTCTATTAATAGTGCTACACCTTCGAGAGGTTTTCTTGTGTAAGATTGTTGCATTGTTTGTGGAGGTGTATATCTAACATCCTTCTTTCCACCAAACATTGTTATGCGTCTAGTTTCTGTTTCTTCTTCATTTGTTTCTTTTGTTTCTTTATCCATGTTAATCACGTTATTTTTTTAATGCTATTCTTGTTTCCACTCGTTTACATTTTGTGGAAACGACATAATGATATACATATTGTATTGTATGTTTATCACTTTGCCCTCGTTTATTCGTTTCTCTCGTTTCCACTGTTTTTCGTAGAGAGAGAAATAAATAAAGAGAGAGAGAAAAAAAGTATGTATGTATGTATGTAAATGTAATAAATGATAATGTATATTATAATGATATACATATATTCTATATCTTATTCATTTTGTTCTACCTCTCGTTTCCACTCAAGTAGAAAGGAGGAATGTTAATCAAAATGACTAAGATATAATTTAGTTATCTTATATTATATAGGATACTAGATACTGATATTTTTATCAAATAATACATATTGTATTAATAATGATTCTTTAATCATTAGTAATAATAACTGATGTCATATTGGTGGTAAAATATTTATCCTTTGAATAATACTGCTTTAAGTATTAATTAGGTTATTCTTGTACACGAATGATGTTTGGTCAGTTGCTACAAATCAAGACGGCTATGAGGGTATATAAAGGATGCCGTCAAGGTTTGCCGAGCCTCTATTTTAAAACAATACACAACCATATGGTATTAAAGACTTTGTTAGTTTAAGACCTTAAAATAAAAAAAGGAGGAATAAGGCATTAAAGCCCTATTCCCCCAATTAGTACTCACAAAGAGTCAATCCGTTTTATTCTTCCTCCTGTGAAGAAATCCCTAGACCTTCTAGAGAACCATCCCAACCTGCTTTGTAAAGCGTAGTTGCGTTTTTACGAATTGTCTTTGTGAGTGTACTTGCGTAATCTGCACCATTTTCAAAATGAGTATTCTTACTTTTACCGTGAGGCAATAGTAGTGCTTGAACACCAATACAAGAATCGAATGCGTTAGCGAATGCTGTTTCAACATCCGATACTATTGCATCAACTGTACTTAGAGCAGCAGCAGATAGAATACCTCCACCACCTCTTCTCCAAGGATATCCATGACATCCTCTTAGAGATTCTTTCAAACTCTTAGTCATTTGTTCTTGCATCTCAGGTTTATTATCCCCTGTTGCCATTAAGTGAACCGCTACGATTTTTAGACCTTCATCGAGTGAACCTCTATCATCTGCCGCTATCATTGTTTCTACTTTCTTTTTTGTATCTTCCCATGTTTCCATTTTTAACACCTTTATTATCATTAACTGATTGCCTTTGTGAGCATAATAATAGCCAATGTAGGGCTTATTAAAGGGTTCTATCAAAGTAGAACCATATGGTAGTATTTATTTAAATGTATAATGAAATATTATGTATTACAACCATATGGTGTGGTACTTTGAGAACACCTTATGTACCCTATATCCACTGTATATTATGTTAAGTGGGGTTGAATAGATACTTAACAAAGGAGATAAAAAGAGGAATTATTATGACAGATATGACAAATGAACAATGGGAAAGTAAGAAAACACTAATTGAGGCATGGTTTGAAAGCCATCCTGATTGGCAACAGAATATCGAGTTAATTGCAGTACCGCAATTAATCGCTGCTGCTGATAAGAAACCTGAATCTAGAGATGCACTTTACGGTGCTATCAGAACATGTTTCGCAGATATTGCAGATAAGCCATTTAGGTCAGGAAGAGGTTCAACTATGCCTGATGCAGTACTTATTGCTAGAGATACGGTTTTATCCGCTTATCATGCAGCAATGGTTACACTTTTCAATGAAAACGAATCAATACGCACATTAGAGATGAGACACGGTAAATCCGGCGGCGGAAATTATGCAGATGCAACTGAGTTTGCTGATGCAAATACTGCAAGCCGTAGACAAATGATGAATAAAGCATATTCAGATTTCACCAAAAATACAGATAACGCACCTTACCTTTGGAACGGAGAATCACCCGTTTCTTTGGTTGGTGGTTCTTCTCAGGAGGAAGAATAAGTTAGGTAGCATCAACCCTACTTAACACCTTAATCGGGCAGAAATGCCCTTTTAAGGTCTACATACCGCAAAGCAATATTACAACCATATGGTAGTGCTTTGACTGCTACCAGTTAAATACCCTATGCCCTATGTATAAAGTGATAAATTATGACGCAAACAACAAACAATACAATACAAGATACTAAACCTTACAGATACAAGTTATCAGTAGGGCATATGAAGTCAGGTTCAGCCCAAATATTAGTCATTAAAGAATTGACTGTACAAGGTGATGATTTTACAGAATGTTTTTCTGAATTATCAGCAGGGTTGAAAGCCTTTCAAACAATGGAGTTGAAATAAATGAGTATAACATACAAAAGAACAATGAACATGAAATATGCAAACACGAAACTGAAAGATTATCATTATTATGAGTTATTACACTCATTAGATGATTGGGGAATTAATGTATCTAATAAATTTGGTACAAGTCCGGTTGGTAAATATGATAAAGTAACTACTGCGGTAATTTCAGAGTGTTTAGTTGATGGTAAGCCAATGTTCACTTCACCGTATCAATGGTTATCTGCTAGTATAGTACAAGATATGAGAAAGAATGGTTGGCAAAATGTTGAGTTTAATGTTACAAACGAAGAAACTATTCAATCAGTTTGGCATGAACCAAAAGGTACTCATATTAATCTTACAAACATGAGTACTGATGAACTAATGAAATTTACAGGAGTACATAATGAAGATTATGTTAGAGGATACAATTTACAATATTCTATTCCTGATGATGAAAAGGTTATTTTAACTTCTAGTCTTACAAATTCAGGTGATGGTTTAGTTTTATCATTTAATATTAGTTGGGAATCTGCAAGAGTAAAGAAGGCTGCTACCATTAAAGAAAGAATGGTTGATAACATTATTTCTGATGTTGGTTTAATTCAACATATATTTGAGAATAGTGTTCAACAATGCTTTAGAGATGTTGCAGATGAAGAAATTAACTTTTTGCATGAGCCTGAATTAGAATGTTATTTTGAGCATATTACAGAATCAAAGACAGAATGTAGTCCTGATATTGTAGCATTAACTAGAGAAGCAAGATTGAAACATGGTGAGAATAATGAATGAATGTGATTGTGGTAAAATAATATCAAGTAATAAAAGTAAGTGTAAAGAATGCAACGAAATTATAGAGGAATATTATTCAGAATTAGAAGCGGGTGAAGAATAAGTATGTTAGAATATAGTATGAAATGTGGTGAATGTGGCTCAACAATTGAAAATGATTGTACATACAAAAGAAGTGATTTTAATATGTTCACTAGAAAACCAATGTCAACAGTTTGGTATATATGTATAAATGAGAATTGTGGTGTTAATCTACCTTTGGATGTGATATGATGGATGAAGAAAGAATAGAATATTTAGTTGAATTAAGAATGTGGCAAATGTTGGTGGGTATAAATGTATAAAGTAATAAGAGGTTATTTTAAAGGAAATAATAGAGTAATTAAAACAGGACTAACTCTTGAAGAAGCACAAGCACATTGTCAAGACCCTGAAACAAGTGGTTCGACTTGCTCCGATTTAAGTAAGCGTGGTATGTGGTTTGATTTTTATACGGAGGAATAATATGTATCCATTATTTACAAAGAAACATTTTGAATGGTTAGTATGTATGATTGTTGAAATAGATATACCACCCGATAAGGTAGATATTATAATTGAAAAACTAACAACAACAAATAAGAATTTTAAACCCGCTACGTTTAGAAAGGCTATTACAATTTATCGTAATCAGTCAGCAGGTGGAATATAAGATTCAAGTTCTCTTGATTAAACATAAGGGATTTAATCGGCTTCGGTTGGGTTAGATTGTTTGTGGATTCAAGCCTAATGTTTGTTAATAGGTACGCAACCCTATTCAAGCCACTGAAGTTAGGTAGAGTAGAGAGAATAAGAATAAGGTGTGGGTATCAAAGAGGTGATACTCCTTAAAACTGAACCACGTTTGTGAGTTTCTAGGTGAAAGGTTAACCCTAAAAGCATTTGAAGTAGTTTAGAAACAATAGAATATAAAAGCAGTAAAGCCTTATTATAAATTCAAAGGTCTGTAAGTTAAAAACGGTACAGTACTAGGTAGAAGTACCAGCCTAAGAAAAGACGGTTAATGTTAAACAAAAACATTTACTAGTTAAGATAAAACACCGAGTCCATGGCGGTAGGTAGTTTATCTTATCATTAAATGTGTTTAACCTCTTAACCCGATTTTTCTTTATTTTAATAAGGTCTGCGGCAAAGCGCATACCATATGGTTGTACGTTTTTTATACCGTACCATATGGGTAGTAATTGGGGTATGGGTGCGTAGCAGGGTTCAAATTTTTTTTTATTAAACAATCAAAAAGATTTTTTTACTGTGATTAATCTTATTTAATTTAGTACAAAGGCTCTATATTTAATTAAATAGAAGGGAATATAAATATAATAGAATAAAAAAACGCTCTTGCATAAAGATACCAGTACAATCTAATTGTGGTATTTGTAGCAACAAAATTCTAATTGTGGTATTTGTATGAACTATAAAATACATTAACTGTACAATCTTATATCGGGAATGCATTAATTTAAAAATAAAAAAAATCGCAAGTGGCAAAAAAATGACCGCCCATTTTTCGACAAATTACGGGGTTAACATTTTAAACCGGATAGAAGAGGCTAAAGTATGATACCTGCCGCCTTCATTCACATATTGCCTAACTGGGCGATTTGGGTAATTGATTTTGTAGGGAGATTTAGCCGTGAGTAATTGGTGGAATGTTATAAAACAGAACAAATTGGTTAATTTGCCTAAGTTCAAAGTTAAACCGTTCAATACTGCAAAGCCGAACGAAGAAGATAGAGAGTGTAAAGATAAAATTATGAAAATTTTTGATTTTACTGAGAATTTTCAACTCCCTATGATGGAAGATATAGTAGAGGGTTATGATGATATAAAAATTGAAAATCATACAACTGTGTATATCAATAGGCAAGATGAGGATAATGTAAAACGTATCGGCATCAGTAAAAACGTAGAAAAATATGGTGTAGATAAGATACCCGAAGAAGCATTTTGTAAGTTATTGGATTTTGTTCAGAACAGAAAATATTTCACTAGTGATGATGTAGTAATAGACGGACTAGCATATACAATATTTAGTTATGTGAATGCACCATACAAATCGGAGAAGTCAGTAGTAACATATAGAAAAAACACACAGTATATAGGAATCCTTACGAGTGATATACGCTTTGTAGCCCAATTAAATATAGATTGGGATGATGATAGTGTTAATGAAGAACTTTTAGATTTCATAAAAACAATGGAGTGGCCTATATGAGTTGGTTTAATATTCTTAAAAATGAAATGAGGAGTATTAATTTACCCAAATTTAAAGTTAAACCTTTTAATGTGAATAAACCTGATGAAGATGATGATTGTAAACGAAAAGTCATAGAGATAGAAAATAGGTTGTATGCTAGAGAACTTATTAGTGACTCAGAAATGGATGCATTACAGAATAAATTAAAAAATATAGCAGTAGATTATGATGTGAAGGTTATGAAAAGACCAGCCCGTGAACATATTCAGAGATATTCAATAACATTTTCACCCCGTGGTTCTAATAGGTCTAGAAATATTCCTGAGAATGAATACTTAAAAGTAATGATTAGGGTTGATAGACAACAATACGGTTCAAAACCCAGAATTGGGGTTGAAACGTTTGCTGAGTCTAGTTTAAGTGAAGAAATATATTGTAAAGTACTGGATACTATTGAACGTGATGTGGAGATAACCGAACCTAATTTCATGGGAGAACCTATCTCCATTAAGTATTGGAAAAAAGAAGAGGGTGAAGGCGACCAAATTAACTTGGATGAGGAAGGAGACATTATTGACAGGGGTAGGGAGTTATCATGTATAGTGGGTGATAAAGAGTATATGATGTGTTTTGATTTAGACTGTTATTTGATTTCTAAAGCACCGAAGTATTTGAAGCAAATTAGTAAGAATGAAGAGGCTGCACTTAGACAATCATTAGTTTTAATAAAGCGTTATTTGGATAATATAAAAGTTAAATTTACGGAGTGAGAATGATGTGGTTTGATATTTTAAAAAATGAAATGCGTACCGTTAACTTACCTAAGTTCAAGGTGAAACCTTTTGACGTAAACAAACCTGATGAAGATAAAGATGACTGTAAAGATAGAATGTTCGCACTACAAAATAAAGTAAAGAATACTCCATTATATGATGATAATAGTATATTCGATAAAATTCGGGATAAAGGGACTAGCGAAGAAATTGAATATTATGGTGTTACTAAAGACCCATCTCCTGAAGGTCATTCTGAAATACATGGCCCTGACCATTTTGTATCTCAATTTTATCTATATCCTATGAATGTACCTAATGCAAAGATTAAAGATGTTAGGGATAAAAGTCATTTTGAAATAGTAGTAGAGGAATCAAGATACATAAATAATAAGCAAGCAGAAAAAATTCCTGAAGAAGTTTATTGTCGTGCTTTAGATTTAATTGCTCAAGTACCCATTATTGTTAATAAGAATAGAAATATAGACCCATACATTGTTGGTGATTGGAAAATATTCTATGACCATAGAGAATATCATGGTGCAGGAAATTTAGGTTTTAATGAGTGGGGTGGTGTAAGTAAAAGAAGGGCTATTCACATACATTCAGATAAATATCCCTATGAGTTTCATATGCGTAATAGTATAGAATTGGTTATAGGGGAGCATGGGAATATACCAGTAACCATATTTAGACTTGATGATGCACTAAAAGAAATTGTAGCCCACTACAAAAATATAGAATTTAAATGGAATTAATATGGATTGGGATTATTGGGAAGCACAATTATTAGGTTTTTCAAACCCCTATTACATAGATGGTAAAAAGAATTGGAATACAGAGAAACCTATGAAAGTTGCTTTCTTAGAATGGTTAGGAATGCCTCATATTTTGGAAGAAGAATAGACAGCATTATATCCTTTAGCCAATGTTGACCGTTTGCTAGTGATAGCGGGTTGTGGTGTAATGGTTGATTATCGTACTGTATTATCTTCTACTGGCTTCTTACCTATATTCAACAGATTAGGTGGGTTTGTAGAAGAAACTGCTATGGATTTGTCAGGTTTAGCATTAGAAGATTTCAATAAGTTTACTGTCGGTGAGTTAACAGAAGACACTTTAGTTTCATTCGTTTCACCATTATTAGGAGAACCATTAACTCTTACTTTACAAGCCGCTAAAGACCAAATGGAAGAATTAGATGATGATACCGAACCTATGGCATTAGATACTTCAACTAAGGATTTAAGTACAGAGACAATAAAACAATTAGAAGAAATAGGTCTATTTGATGCAGCAACCGAAGCAATGGATGGTAAAATAAGAGAAAAGATATTACAGAAGGTTATGGAAGGAGAATTATCTAATGTTGAACAACTTAAATTAAAGACACTTGTTACCCATGCTTTACAACAAATAGCAGAATCATCTGAGTTTAAGAATTATGTAGGTCATACTTTCATTAGAGCATACGATATGTTAATTGTTGAACAAATAAAAGATATGGGAGGGTTAGAAGATTTAACTGCTAAAGACCCTGAACCCCCTAAAGACGTATCAGATAAATTTGTTATAGAAGATGTAGAGACTTGGCAAGATAAGATGCGAGAATACAAATCATTAGATTGGAAAGATACTATGAAGAGGGATTAATTTGGATTCGATGATAGAATGCCACAATCATGATAAAATTATGGATTCTTTATTTGATGACGATAATGATTCTATAATAGTTAAACCCACAGATGGTAGTAAATCCTTATGGAGATGGTTACTTAGTATAATGAGGTGGTAACTTGGAAAAGTTATCAGATTGGTTTGAACAATTAAAAATGACAGGTACGGTTTCTACCACTTCTACTGCAACAAGCGACTTATTTAATAATAAAACAGTTAATCGGAGGTTAAAACGTGGCAAAAAGAAAAAAACCACTAAAGAAAGTTGAACCTGTTATTTCAATGGGTACTGGTAAATCTAGAGTAGAGTATTCAGGCGAAGAGTTTTCTAAATTATTTAATGATTGGAAAACTACTGCTAAAGGTGTTTCAGCAGCAAGTATGGGTGTAACTAGATTCAAGGGAAGTCTTTATGATATTCTAATGAATCACGGTATTGACGGTAGAATAATGGGTAATTCAGGTCCAAAAGAAACACCGGGTTTGGCTAAAGAGATAGAACTTTTAGAAAGGATGGCGAAACAACCTACTTTCAGCCCACAGGAATCTAAAGAGTTTAAAGCGATAATAAGTAAGTTAAACGAACATGGGGCAACGGATAGTGATTTGAACCCTAGAAATATTGCATTCGAGGGTATTGTAGGCATTAGACCTAGAACTAAAAAACCAGTAAAGAAAACAATATATGGTCATTATAGAACTGATGATTATATTGAATATAGAACTGACTATAAAAACAAAGTTGAAAGTGTTAGAGCAGCAGATGATTCTTGGTGGGATACAAGTAAAGGTGAGGCTACACCACCAATGTGGCAAGCAATTTATGGTGATGGAAGTCTTTCACCATTTAATAAACCGGGGTTAGTTGCTGTTGTTACAGCAGGTGCTAAAGCAATAATAGATGTAGTACACCATATTGAAGAAGATGCGCCTGTAAAAATAGAACAAGCAGGTGCAGCAAAATTTGCATACGAAGGTATTTCAGAAATTAGACAAATGATGAAAATTATGGTTAGGGATGATGAGTTCACCACAAAGGCAGGAAACTTTGCTACTACTAGGGCTAGAACAAGATTAATGGGTACTCCTATCAATGTAGCAAATAATACTGAAAGTGAGAAAGTTAAAACTTTGTTGAATGCTAAAGGTACTCCGGGTTTTGTTGAAGATTTCTATATTTATATTTCTAGAAGACAAGTCAATCATATGGCTAAATTGGCAGGTTGGAAGCCTCCTGTTAAAGAAGAACCTAAAGAAGGTGAAAAATTGACAAGTAGTGATAGAGAAGTTAAAGATTGGAGAACTATAATGAAGGTGATAGCATGAGTTGGATGGATATTGTAAAAGATGATGATTTAGAAACAGAAGTTTCAGGATATAAAAGGCTCTTAGAGGATAAAATTGCTAGATTAGAGGCTTCAAAAAATAGAACTCAAGTAGAGGTTATTATTAAATCTCTAATAGAAGAATTGAACTCAAGAAGTATGTATTACTTTGATATTTACGGTGATGAAAAATGAGTTGGAAAAGGTATCTCAAACGGCAAGATAAAGGGTTAGGTGATACCGTTGAAAGAATCACAACAAAAACAGGAATCAAAAAAGCCGTTGATTATGTTTCAGATAAGACGGGTGTAGATTGTGGATGTACCGCAAGAAAAGAATATTTGAATAGGAGGTTTAACTATGACTAAGTGGCAAGAGATATTAAAACTGAAAGGAAAACAAAAGGAACTAGACGTTGATGGCGATGGAGACATTGACGCAGAAGATTTCAAAGAATTAAGAGAAAATAAATAGGTGATTTTTTGGTAACTAGAAAGCGTTGTGTTTTATGTAATCATGAAGATAGATATGACATTGAGCATAGAATCGAAGAATTACATATTAGTACAGATATTATAGATAGAGAATATGATTGGCCTAGTGGTACAACTTCTAGACACCAAAGAAATCATATGGGGGAATACGTTAACTCATCTAATCCTAAGTGTGGGTTGTGTGTTAGTCCTATTAGAAAAGAATTGGAAGAACAATTACATGCAGGTAATATGACACCAACCACAGCAGCAAATATCGTAGGCTGTTCAGAAGAACAAATAGTACGCCATGTAAAAAATCATTTGCAACCTTTAGTTCAACAATCCGCAGCAAATATAATTGCTGTGAAGGAAATAGATGAAATAGAAACTCTTGAGAGAAACATTAGTAGATTAGATACTATGATAGAATCATTGTTTGATGAAGGTAGTACAGACCCAAAATCTATTGATAGTTTAACCAAACTTGCTAGAGAGATTAGAGAGAGTCTAAAGTATGTTATGGAGTTCAAAGGTAAACTCGTACATAAGAGACAAGATACAATTATAGTTGCACAAATGCAAATAGTGCAAGAAGTATTGGCACAAAATCATCCTGATGTTTGGTTAGATGTTAGAAATAAAATGGAGGAGAAATTACAATGAGTTGGAAAGATATAGTAAAAGAAGAAAACTGGCAGAAGACATATTATGAAAAAGATGCCGAAGAAGGTGAAACAGAATTAAGACTCAAAATGAAGAGAAGAGGTATTGATGAATCGGCCATAGATGAATCTATTATGAGAGTAAAAGCAAGAGTCATAGATGGCAAAATTGAATTTTCCGAAAAAGAAGTATTTGATGTTGTTGAACAAATCTATGATAGAAGGATAAAGGACTTATTTGGTTAAGAAAAGAATACAGGAGGAATTACAATGAGTTGGGAAGATACAATTAAACTGAATAAGTTCATTGAAGAGGATTACATAAACGCATGGGAGTACAAATCTAGGGATTTCGACAGTTCAAGAGATAAAACAAGGTTATTGCGTATAGTTGATTTAATTCATACCGAAGCACGAACAGCACTTGACGATGGATTATCAGAAGATGAATTAAGAGAGAGATTACAAAAAATCGTTAAAATAACGGATGCTGTAAATCGGTTTAGGATATAAAATGGAGGAGAAGTTACAATGAGTTGGAAAAACATATTAAAAGTTGATAAATGCTCTTATTGTAATGTAAGTTCTGATGAAACAGGAGTTCACCATACAACTTGTGAAGGAGGATGCGGTAAGAAGATTTGTGATTCCTGTCGTATGAAGTTATTAGGAAAAGAGTGGATGGTTGTGGATTATGAACCGGACAATGATAATTCGGATATGGGAGATTCTTGTAGGGAATGTTTTGATGCCGGAAAACACCCTCTTGGAAGATTAACCCCTGCCGAGAATACTGAAGCATTATCTGAGTTGGAGGAGTTACAATGAGTTGGCATATAATATTAAAACAATTAGACTGTCCTAAAGCAACGCAGGATTTAATGTTAAATACTAAAAATAGGGATGCAGCAGTAAAAAATCCAAACATTAGATATGGTCCACTTAATCTTGAAGATGAAAAATATTGGGAAGAATATGCAAGTAGGTGGAACACTTCTGCTGAAGTAGCAAAAGAATCTAATTGTAGTAATTGTGTTGCATTCGATATATCACCAAGAATGGATGACTGTATGCCTTTGACTACTGATGAAGATGGTCATTTAGGATATTGCTGGATGCACCATTTCAAATGTCATTCAGCAAGAACTTGTTACACTTGGGCTAAAGGTGGCCCAATTGATGATGATGCAACATCAAAAGAAAATCAAATGCGAGGCCAATAATGACTACTTTAGATGATAAGTTAGCCGTATTGGATGCTGCTAAAAGAGTACAAGCCACTATAACCAAAGAAATAAGTGATATTAAAAGTGCAGGTACATTGCCAAAAGAAATCACCAACGCTTTGAATGGTATTCAGAGAGGAGTGAATGAATTAATCAAAGAGATTAATGATAAGATATACAGGCAGACTACATTGGGGGATTTTGAAAATGAGTAATTTATTGAAAGCACATTCCAAACGAACCGAGGGTAGATATGAGATTATACTAAGTTATCTACTTAGCGAGGAACTAACAAATACTTTTATTTCCAATACAAATGGAGAAAATGTTGCAGGTAGAATAAAGGCAATACAGTATTTTTTAGATAATCCTGAATCATTTCCTAAGATTCGTAGAAATGATGGAGTAGATGACAGGGCTAAAAAAGTATTAGAAGCAATTAAAGGTATTAAATCAAATGAATCTATTGGCGGCAGTAAAGGAAGTCTATTCGATGATATATTAGAGAAGTTCAAATCAGGCGACATACAATCTTTACCAAATTGGTCTAACTCTCCTGAAGCACCTGAAACAAGAAGAAATAGGGTAAAGAATGTAAGAGATAATAAAACAAAATTGTTTGATGCAATCAAAAATTTTGATGAAGCAAAACAAACTCAAGCATATGAAATGTTGAAAAATACTTACAAAATTGACAAACCTGCACCCGATACATATACTATAACTTCTAGACCTAATTCTCAAAAAATGATTGCATATTTGAGAAAAGTTGTTACTAGTAGTAATATACCAAAAAGAAATAAAATGGAAATTCTTGGTGGTACTGAAGATAATATTACTATAACGAAAATCAAAGAACTATTTGGAAATGATTATAATGAATTATTACCTACTCTAATTTACATTATAGAAACTAAAGACTTACCTATTAATTCTTCGGGTAATCTAGAATCTAGAGGTTTTCAAAAACCCAAAACTAAACTATCAATTGCCACTAAACAGGCTTTGAGTGGGTTGAGAGGTAGTGACTCCCCTGAAGGATTAAGAAAAATAATGAGTAACATAGTAAGCACCACTAAAGAGAATATAAAGAATAAAAAACTATATCAAGATAATAAATTTTTAGAAGAGGTTGCTAAGAGTGTTGAATTAAAAAAACAATTTGAGGAATATGTTAGAAGATTATCTGCTGAAGTATCGTTAAATAAAATACCTGCTGATGATTATGATGCATTAAATGCAGAAGAGGAATCTGATGTATATGATAAGTATGGGTTTGAGGATGCTCAAGATTTTGATGATTGGTTAACTGCTTATGAGGAAAGAGAAGATGCCTTTTCTGCTATGCAACTAAGAGGTGGTGTTTATGTATTATCATCTGTAAATGATTTAATACATTTATCTGATTTATTTACTGAAGAGGATGTTGATTTAAAAGAAACATTCATGAGCATAGATAGAAAAGAATATGGAAATTTTAATACACGATTTAGAATGTTTAAAGATTTAATCCCTATGTTAAATAGTATAAATCAAAGCACTGACACTCCTATGTCGAAAGAGTTTAAGAAATATTTTACTAAATTCAAAATAGATGCAGCACGATTTGATTCTTTAGAAGAATATAATGAAAACAGAAATGAATATTATGAGTTAATGTTAAAAGAACTAATTAATAACGGGGCATATAGTAAGATACGCCAAGGGCTGCGAGAAATAATTTATGATTCTATGAAAAAAGTCGTAGAAGATAATTATAGAGTAAATGTTCAAGGTGTTACTGAACCTATAAAAATCTTAGAAAATTTAAAAATAGCAACGAAGAAAGTAGAAAGTAGTGAGGTGGAATCGGATGAGTGAGCAATTTGATACTTGGTTAGAAGATTTAGATTTCTTTGATGAGGTTATGGATGTAATTATAAGAGGTAGAACTATTGCATTAAACTCAATCTTAATGCCTTATGTTACGGGTGGTTCTGAACAAGAAGATGTTGATATTAAATCTATAAGAAGAGATTTTATAAAACATGTAAGAGAAACTACATCTGCTGAAAACCTAGCCTACGCCATTCTATTAGCAGAAAAACAAGATAATCCTGAAATGGGTATGGCAGGTAAAATGACTAGAGGACATGATATTAAAATTAATCCTAAGTTTTTTGGAAGTACAGCCGATAAAGAAACAGGTGAAATATCAAGCACTTCATATAAAAATGCAATTAGGGATGAAGTAAATAAGTATAAAGGGTTTGTAAGATTTCCTGAATCAACCAAAAGAAAGGTCTTGGATTTATTCTATGACTATGCTAGGGATTCGTCAGAAGGATTAAAAGTTGCCTTCGGAGATATTGCATCAGCAGATACTATAATTAAAGATACGTTAAAACCTATTTTAAGAAACTTACTTTTTGATGGTAAAACTGTTACAGTTAAAACCGCAATGAAAGGTGTTAATACTTCAATTAATAAAATATCTTTATCCGATGAAGGAAGAGATAATTATTTGAACAACCCTGTAAAATTAAACGCTCATATTTCACAATTAGAAGATTTGTCTAATAATTATTCACATTTGAAAACACGACTATCAACAATTCTTAGGAAATTAAAATCTATTAATATATCAGGTCAGGAAGATATTAGGAAAGTAAGTGTTGATTTATTAGTTGGTTCTTTATCTTTAAAATCATTAGATAGAAGAGATAAGATATATAATTATTGGGAAAAGAAACATGAATCGTTTAGTAAATATATTGACGCACAAGATGAGTTTATAGAATCCTATGAAAAATATCTTTCTACTGAAAGAGTATCCGAAGAAAATATGCCTAGTATCCTTCAACGTATAGCACAATTAAAAGCAGTGAGATTAACTTCCGAAGATAATTATATTATCAAAGTACCTAAACAGAGTATTGAAAAAGATGATAAAAGTATTGAGGCAATATTGTTATTAGGAGATTTTTTACAAGGATACTTGAAAGACCAAGAGACATTTCAAAGTATTGAATTAGACACTGCTACTTCTGCTGCTAGTGATTATGATTCAATGGATGTTAGGATAGAACCTGAGTTTGCAGAACAATCCACAAAAACTCAAACAGACTTAGCAACTAGAGAAGCCTTTGGTAATAAAACTGAAAATGCATTATTTCAAGATATAGAATCATTCAAAACTCTAAAGGAAGTTGACCCATTATTCCAATATGTTTGGAGTCAAGGTGCATTTGGAAGAGTCGCTACTTTTAAGAAAGACATTCAATCATTGAAGCGTAGAGCAAAGAAATATGCTAGTAAAATAAATGTAGAATTAAATGACTCAGATTTTAGTAAGTTGGAAAATTACATAGATGATTTAGAAGAGTTTGCTACTGAAGATAAAGTAGACGACTTTTACTATCTACCGTTAACAAATAAATTAGTGGATGAGTTTCAATTAGAAAATAAAGAAGGTCTAAATAAAAAATTATTAGAACATTTTGATATAATGTATGATATTCTAAACTTGGGAACTGCATCAGAAAAGGCTGCTATGCCTACTGGTGCAAAAACACTTGCAGGTAGAACTGGTAAAGATGATACATCAAGAGCAACAGAACAAACATATTCTTCTTTATTTACAGGAAGAAAGGGAACTAAACTGAAAGAAGTTTTAACTGAAATTGAGAATGAGTATGATGACTATGTTGATGCCTTGATAGATTATGTAATTAGACCATTACTTAGTGAAAATATGCCGTTTGACGATGAGCCTGAATATGTAACTAACAAAGTGATGGACTTTTTCATGTCTCAAGAAGGTAAAGAACCCACTGCCTTTACTACACTATTAGCACGTTATGCTGAAATGGGTACTGCAACATTATCAGTTAAAGCATTGGCAAGATTGACTGAATTATTAGAAGAGATTGGTAATGTTGCACCGGGTTCTAGGTTATCCGGTATAAAATCTAAAATGGAACTTGCCGCTAAACAATTGGACTTAATTTTTGAAATGCAACATACCAAAGATATTGATATCGAGTTTGGTGCAGCACTTCAAGAAATAAAGGAAAAAAATAATTTAAATATTGACGTAGAGTTTAATGGTACTCCTGTTGAAAAACTAGCAAAAGAATATAGTGATGATAAATTGTATCCTTTAGCCGTATTAGTTAAACATATTAGAAAAAGAAAAACTGATTATCAAGGAGATGCTTTGTTAAATCCTAGAGCAAAAGATTCAGGATTGGCTTCTGCGGGAAATAATGCAACTAAAGAAGGGACATCAGGTGGTAGGAATATGATATCTTCATTTATACAAAGTTATGATAATTTGACTACTAAGGGACTACTTATTAAAAGTGACATTGAAATAAATCTACTTGAATCACACGACTCTATTAGAAAGATGTTAAATAAACCAGTGTATTATGGTATATCTAAACTTGATAATTTCTATCATGTTAATAGTGCTATTGACAATATACACCAAATACATAAAATAGAATTGACGGCTAATGATATAGAATCTATTGTTACTGAATTAGATGCTATGTCTAGTATTGCTAAAAAGCATGGTATATCTGAAGAGACAGTGTACTATTTGAAGGGTAACTTTAGGTGATTAAATGTCGGATGAAGATTATCCTCAATTACCCGCCACTAAGTATGCTGCTGATGAAATATATTTCAAAACAATGTCAGAGGATGATGCCATTCAAATATTTAGAAAAGATGGGTATGATGGGTTCAAATCTAGAGTACAAAGATTTAGGAGTATCCCTAAAGATGGTAAGTTTGCTACTGCCCCATCCGTACACCATGTTGCATTTGAAAAAGATACAGACAAACCTATTGGAGTAATCGGTTATGCACCATACAAAGATTTTTTATTAGGTTCAGGAATACACGTTAGAGACACCTTTAGACGTAGAGGGTTAATGGGATTATTATTTCGTGAAATGATTAGAAATAAAGGAAATAAAAAACTGATAGTTAATTTTTCTGATAGAAATGCTATGAACTACTATCTTAGTGAAGGGTTTAGGCAATTAGAGGAATCAGAATTACCTGATGAATTAATAGAAGAGATTTCTATTGGTAATGCTAAGAAAATTATCGGAACTCTAGAAAAATATTACATTCATAATTCTAGTTGGTGGGCTGCAATAAAAACCGAGGTGATATAATGGATGTATGGTTTGAACAAGTACAAAAAGGAAAAAAAGATGCTTGTTATCATAAAGTAAGAAGGCGTTACAAGAAATGGCCTTCTGCCTATGCAAGTGGTGCTTTAGTTCAGTGTAGAAAAGTTGGCGCAAAGAATTGGGGTAATTCTGTAAAGAAAGGTGGAGACAATTTCAAAAGAGAAAAAGATGAGGGATTACACGGTTGGTTTTCTAGAAGAGGTGGAAAAGAAAAAGGTGGTAAAACTCAAAGAGGTTGGATAGATTGTTCTAGTTGTGGTAGTAAAGGTGGGCCAAAACCTTGTGGTAGAAAAGATGCTTCTAAAGGAACTAAAAGAAGATGTAGGCCAACATGTGCAGCATGTAAAACATATAAACGAAGGAAGGGAACAGCATGAGTTGGTTTGACGTAGTTAAAGAAGGACAATGCACTAGGGCTACAAAAAAAACATCATCTACTCGTAAGGGTAAGAAATGGATGAAGTGTGTTCCTAATGGTAAAGGCGGATATAAAAGAGTACATTGGGGTCAAAGTGGAGTAACTGTTTCAGGTAAAAGAGATGGTAAGAGAAGAAAATCCTTTAGAGCAAGACATAAATGTTCTACATGTAAAAGAAGTGATTACTCTGCTAGATGTATGGCTTGTAGAGATTGGTGAAATAATGAAATTAGATAGTACGGATTTTATGACTTCTATGGATATGGAATTATCCAAGACCTCTTTTCCGTATTTTTTTAAGAATGTATTAGGAATGATGTATCCTGAATATATGCAAGAATGGTTAGAGTTAATGCAAGGTACAGATAGAACTGTTATTGTTTGTAGTCGTGACCATGGGAAATCCGTATTCATGCACAGTTGGGTAGTATGGAATCTTGTGTTTCAAGAGCCACCTTTTCAAATGTTATACATATCTTCTAATCAAAAACAGACTTTAGTACATATGCGTGAAATTGATAAATATTTTAATCTTCCACAATTAAAAAAATTCAGACCTTCTAGGGGTTGGGCTATCGGTAATATTCAATTAACAAATGGTAACGCAATTTTAGAACGTTCTGTTGGTTCGCAAATTAGGGGACTTCATCCTCAAGAAATTATTATTGACGACCCTTTGAAAGAGTTTAGTTTATCGGGTATTCAAAGAGTTACAGATTGGTTCTTTGGAGATATGATACCGACATTGCATCATACTGCAAGTTTGAGAATGATTGGTACTCCTTTTACATATACTGATATATTTTCACAGTTAGAAGAGAATGATGCCTATACTGTTAGAAAATATCCATGCTTAAATTCAATGAATAAACCTCTTTGGCCTGAAAGATGGGATTATGATGCATTAATGCAAAGAAAATCGGAAATAGGGTCATTAAAATTTACTAGAGAGTATTTATGCATACCAGTTTCAACTGGAACTGCACTTTTTGACCCTGATTATGTGAATAAATGTAAAAATAAAGAATATGTGTTAAAATTAGGCCATCGTAAAGATAAAGGATACAAATATTACGTTGGAGTTGACCCTGCTATCTCTACTGATGGAGATTATAATGTAATTGTTGTTTTAGAAGTAGATGAAGAGAAAAATAAAACAATTGTTCATGTTGATAGAGCAAAAAATGTTGAATTTAGAGAAAATATTGAAAAAATAAGAATAATAGGGCAGGTTTTTGAGCCTGAGCAGATATTATATGAAACAAATACCTTCGCTAAGGCATTTACACAAGAATTACGCAGTTTAACTGATATGAACATTAAAGATTTTAACACAACAAGGAAAAAGAAACAAGAAATCATATTAAATCTACAAATGAACATAGAAAATGGCAAAATCAACTTTCCTTATGGTGATAATAACAGTAGGAGTATGACTACGGCATTGATTGAAGAATTATCCATGTTTTCTATAACTGAATCCGGTAGGTTTGAGGGTGTAGGTGCGCACGATGACTTAGTTATGGGTCTAGCATTAGCAAATGCCGCCACACAATCGCCTACTGACTCCTTTATACTGTTAGATGACCTCGGAGTGTTTGACGCACCGCAAAAGTCTCCTATAAACATAAACACAGGATTGATGGGATTAAATTTTTAAAAGAGAGGTAAATATTATGGCGACTCCTAGTTCTGAACAATTACAAGCACTAACTAACAAAGTAAAAGAGGTAGAAGAACTCACTGCTGAACAACGCCAACTAGAACAAGATATGGAATTAGAAGCCAAGATGTTATGGCTTGATGGAAGGGCTTTATCGAACCATAACGATTTAGTTAAGGACTTTGCAAAGGATTTCAATATGTCTTATACAAAAGCAGATAGAATTTTAGATTTATCATTGAAAGAATATACAATAGAGAATAAAAATATTCCTGATTTAGTAAAGGACATGAGAATGTTCAGAAGAACTCTCAAGGGTGAAAAAAGATTAGATATGAGTAAATCTATTGATAATTTGATAGATGCTTATGCTGACCACTTAGATAAGAGCATTGATAAAATTTATTGGGCTAGTCCGTATAAATCTGTAATTAAAGATATGACTTGTTCAGAATCTCAGATAATTAAACTTAGTAAAATTCAAGATATAGATACTAAAAGACAGGTTATAGACTCTCTTTGTAAGTATTGGGAAAATAAGTTAGAAATAAAAGATATGCCTTTAAATAAACAATATATTTCTATTAGTAAGGAAATGACAGCAGCGAAAAAAGATTTTAAGAGAATTATAAAATCTCAAAGTTCTACAAAGGGCATTAAGAAAAGAATTAAAGAAAATATTTTGAAATCTGTTTGTGAATCACCGGGAATATCTTCTAGAGAGATACATGAGGCATTACCTGATAATCTTAAGAAAATGTCTTCTCCTCAAATAATTTCTAAATTAGCAATTAGTCAAAATATTACTAATGTAAATGGTGCTTATTATAAGATAAATGATGATATTAAGAAAAATGTTTGGGCTTATACTGCTGCGTTTATAGACTCTGATGGGTATATTACTATGGATAGAAATAATAATCCTAGAGTTGGTTTAGTTGCCACAGGGGAAAGAGGTAAGGCTTTCATGTTAGAGTTGCATAAATGTTTAGGTATGGGAAGATTACATTTAGACCAAAAATCCCCTCAAGATACTAGGCCAGTGAATAGATTAAATTTTTACTCTCAAAAAGATGTGCATGATTTATTGACTAAATGTAGGCCACATTTTAGAATGAAAGGTCCAAATGCAGATATATTATTAGAGTTAGTTAGAATTAAAAAAGGATTTAAAAAACAGCCTTGGGCTAAAGGTAGAATGGGTGAATTATTTAAATTAATGAAATACCATAATCATAGGGATAATGTAAACTTTGACTTTTCTGCCTTTGATATTGATTTAGATTCTATAAGTAAACTAGAGGAAAATTCTAAAATGAGTTGGATGGATAAGTTAGAGAGAGATGATGCTTTAAATCTGATAGGAGTAAATAACACATAAAGGAACTTTAATATGTGTTTGGGAAATCGGATAATTAATAATGGGGGGATAAAATATGGTAGAAGAGAAAAGAAGATTTAGTATAGCAAATCTATTTAGAAGAACAACGCCAAGACCTGCTGACCGCAAGGTGTTTAATCCGGGTATTCAGGAAAAAGATAATTCCTATATGTTAACTGCTCCTATTATCTACCATATAGCAAATCAATCTATAATAGTTAGAACGTGTGTTACACAATTAAAAAATGAAATATTTAGAAGAGGTTATATTTGGGAAGAAAAGTTTGTTGCTAAGTGTGATGACTGTTGTAAAGAACATAAAACTCCAACACTCGAATGTGTAGATTGTGGTTCTACAAATCTATCTAAACCTAACCGTGACCAACTAAAATATGCTTTATCATTCATGGAAGGTTATGTCAATAAATCTGAACAATTGTTTATTGATGTGCTTAAAGAGTTAGAAGACGATTTGAATATAATGGATGATGGCTATTTAGTATTGGTTAAGGAATATTTCTTAGACAATGATTCAGAAATAATGATGCACCGCATCAAAGAAATATACCGAGGCGACCCTGTTGGTATGCATATTTATGCAGATGAATTAGGTGAAAGAGGTACAGAGGGATTTACTTGTTTAAGGCATAGGGATTTTATTAGTGATACTCCCGTAGCGTCTTGCCCGAATTGTGGCGCAACAGAATTATACCCTATACATTATGTTAATAGAGTAAATGGTGAAGAACAATATTTCTTAGAAGGAGAAGTATTACACTTTAGTAAATATACTCCTAGTAGATTATATGGTCTATCGCCATTAATTACTTTATGGAATAGTGTAACAACACTTATTGCTATGGATAATTATATTAATTCATCATACACTAAGGCAAGAATGCCTAGAGGATTACTTGCAGTACAGACTAGAAATATAGAATCTATGAAATCTTTTTGGAAAGGTGTAAAAGAAAAGATGGAACAAGACCCTCATTTTATACCTGTAATGGGTATTGAATCAGAAGGTGGTAAAGGTTCTATTGAATGGATTAAGTTTATGGATAGCCTAAAAGAAATGGATTATGTTTCAGTCAAAGATGATTTGAGAGATAGAGTTTCAGGTTTCTATGGTGTAAGTAAAATATTTATGGCTGACAATTCTTCTAGTGGTGGATTGAATAATGAAGGTATGCAAATACTTGTTACTAATAGAGCAGTAGAAATGGCTCAGACTATTTGGAATAATTATGTATTTCCTTTTGTAACAAAGGAGTTTGGAATTACCGATTGGGTTCTAAAACTTCCACCATCGGAAGAAGAAGATGAAGTTGCTAAACTAAGAAAAAGAGAACTTGAAGTTAATATTGCTGCATCAATTAAAAATTTAGGATTTGAAATAGATATGGATGATGAAGGTAGGTTCTCTTATAGCAAGCCTGAACCAAAACCTGAACAAGAAAGTGCAGGTGGAAATCAAGAAGAAAAGGTCGAGTTAGACCCGTATGCAGGTACAAATATTGATGCAAGTCAATTAGGACAAATGCAAGAAGAGATGATGAATCAAGGTAAGAAACAAGAGAACCCTGCTACAACTAGAAATAAACCTAGTATGGATAGTGGACCTGATAAAAGATTTAGTGGTTTACCTGAAGCAGCCGGAAATCAAAATGTTGATAAAAGAACCGAAAGAAGGGTAGGTTAGTGCCGGAGTTGTTATTCTAGCATATTTAAAAAAAGGTGATTAAATGACTGAAAAAAGTGTAAGAGAATTAGAAAGGGAATTAGCAGATGCAAGGGCAAAAGTGTATAATGCACGTAAGGTAGAAGTGAATAGAGATTTAGATGCAGTAGGTATTGATTTGTCTAGAACAGTAGAAAAGAAAATTCCTAACAGTAATGATATTCCTGACGTAATTTTAATGCCAAAAAGAAAAAGAAATTCTGAAAACAAGTGGTAAGCGTGTCTATATTATTAAAAGCAGATATTTACGGGCATAAAGAGCCTATGGCTAAAACTGCTTTTGTATTAGACCAAATTAAAAAAACATTTTCTCCTAAAGTTAAAGATTTACTATCTAGTAAAGTACCTGATAATTTTGTAAATAATTTAGAAAATGTTGTTAGAGTTACTAATGAAGGTTGGAAAAATAAACTTAGGCAATCTCTATCTGATGATTTGATGACCGCTAGTGGTGGATTTAAACCATTAGGTTCTGAAAATTTTACTGAAGAAGGTGAACCATCAAAACCTAAAAAAATAGATATGAGTAAATTATTTGTAGCAATAACTTCTCATCGTAAAGTGTTTAAACAGATTCTAAAAATTAAACAAGATAATGCTGCTATGTTTTTATTAGCGGGTATGTCTGATGATATGCGTTCAGAAGAAAATCAACAACAATTAGATAATTTTGTAGAAGATTTAGAAGAAGGTTCAGATGAAAAGGCTATCTATGATGCGTTTGTAGCCGATGAAAATATATTCAATAAATTAGAAACTGCTATATCTACACTTGATAAATTAGAAGACCAATTATCTAGAAAAGAAAGAGGGTCGTCTTCAAGTTATTCTTTTATTCCAACATTGACTAATCTACTCAATAAATATGGTAAAGATTCTAGAATAGAAAATTACAGAGGAGAATTAGATATATTACAAGGTGAATCTAAGTTATTTTCTCAAAAAAGTATATTTAAGTTTTTAGATAAATACGAAAAAGGTAATCATTCTGCTAGATTACTAGAAGTATTAAATCAAGAATATTCCGGTAAAACAGGAATAGAATTACTTAAAGAAATATTTACTAAAGAGGGATTTAAATTAGAAGAAATAAAAGTTGGAGATACAAAACGATTAAAAGAATTTATCAACTTAAGTTATAGAAAAGTAGCAACACAAATTAAACAAGCAATGAATCCTGATGCTACTAAATCAGCAGTGAAGGTGTTCACACAAATGAAAGAATCTAAGATTATTGACTATGCTGATATTTTAGAACTAAGACTTGGAGATTTATTAGATGATAAAGAGGCTAAGGAATCTTATTACTTGACAGAACCCGACCCTATGTTTGATGAAGAAGGAATGCCTGAAAACATTAGTATAGGTGTAGCAGATATACAAAATGAGGATTATCGTATGGAGTTAAAAAGAACTACTGAATTATATGCATTTATGTATTATTTAGCAGAATTAAGGGAAATCTCTTTAGATAAGTCGTTCTTACGAAATGATGTACATACTGTTGAAGTTGAGTCTTTGCCTGAAAAGTTTGCTATATTAAAAGAAGTTATGGGTGATTTAGAATGAGTTGGGAAGATATATTAAAAAGAAAACTAACTGTTATGGAGGCAGTTGAAGAAATAAATGACGTTTTATCAGGATATAAAAATGTAGAAATAGAATCTACTCGACAATTAATTGATGGCTACCGTAACCAAGAAATAAAAAATATTTATGATAATTTTTTCTATGACGATGACGAAGCACCTAAACCAAATACTAATACATATTATATTCAATGTAATGTAGGAAATTATACAGGAATATTATTTGCTACTTATTTAGATGACAATGACAATGAAGAAATTGACAAGTTTTTGAGAAGAGTAATGGAATTATCTTTTAATGATAAGTTAGAAGATGCTAAAGATTTTTTGACACCTCTGAATGATGATTGGATGGAAGAGTGATTTAGAATGAGTTGGCAATATACACTTCAAAAGGCTGATAGTGGTTTATTGGAAAAACTAGAACCTAAAGAAAAAAAGAAATTGAAGAAATTACTTCAATCTACTCAACCTTCTGAATATTTTGGTCAAGACTTAACTAAACTATCTACTCTTATAGATGAGATGAAGAAAGTTGAATTAATTAAAAGTGATAAGAAACTAACTAAAAAATTAAATGGGTTCGATGAAAAGAACTTAAGTATTGTAGCGTCAGCAGCAGAACTAAGGAAGGATTACGAGACTTTGTATAATCAGTTGCGAAGTATGGTGTATCCCAGTAAAAAAGGTGATTTGAAATGAGTGAACAAAATGAAATGCTTATGCTAATGAAAGAGTTAGTTGATAAAGTAAAGGCACTAGAAGATACAGTATATAGACAAGATAATTTGTTAATGAAATCAGGATTTGTAGTTTCTACATCTCCTAAACCCGCTATCGTTAATGGTGCAACTCCATCAAGTGATGTAATTTCTAAAATGGATTGGGATGATATTCATAAGATAGTAGAGAGAATAGAAGGGTGAATATCATGCCGGAAAAAGTAACAAGAGAAGAAAAGGCAATTGAATTAGCAATATTAAAAGCAAAAGAAGTTTTGGCTGAATTTAATGACGGAACTACTGTTGCTAATGACCAAGATGTTATGGGTGAAGAAGTAAAATTAAAAACTCCTAAGAAAAATCCTGCTGAAGAAAAGATACCAAATCCTACTGGTGAAGAAGGATATGGCTACGTTGGTAAATCAGTAATGAAAGAAGGAAATCCTTTTTTAGATGATGACAGAGATAAAGAAACTCAAATGAGAATTAGAGAGTTAGAGAAAGATTTAGATGATGTTAATACTGAATTAGAAGAATTAGAAATAACTGGTTCAGATAAAAATTCTGCGGGATTTGATAAGGTACAAGGTAGAAAGCAGACAAGACTATTAGAAGACGAAAAAAGATTAACTCAACAGATTGGTGATTTATACGATTCTTTGGGTAAAGCAATTATGTTAAAGAGACTATTAACAGTAGCAAAAGGATTAGATTTGGTTAGAAACTTAGAAATGGATAGTATAGCAAAAGGAGAACTAGAGGATTTGGATGCTCAGTTTGTAGAGGCATTTGAAAGATTCAATTCTAGCCCTAAAAAAGACTCTGATTTCGCTAGATATGAAAAAGAATATTCAGAACTAAAAGCACTAGTCAAAAAATTAGGTCTAGAAGGCACAACTTATATGGATGCTGAACATGGTGGCCGTGCTGAAATGCAAAGAAAATATGGATTTAGTCTACACGAATAGAGTGGTTGAATGTCAATTTCAGGCGTAGTATTTGAAAAGAAGAAAGACCTTCTAACAAAAAGAGTGTTAGACTTTTTTGAACGAACACGATTTTCGTATTTGTCAGCACTAGAAGACCCGAAAGAATACAATAAAAAATGGAAAAATACTGTAAAGTCTATACGAACACAATTTGATTCTTTAGATGCTTTTACAGGACTACTAAAGAAACACTTAGATGAGGATATTTTATTCGATGAGAAGGCAGAAGATGCATCTTCCATGCAAGCAAGAAAATTATATGAGGCTGTCAAATCATTGAGATTTGAGTCTAAAGAAATAAGTGACCCGTTTGCAGAACAGTTAGGTGATAATGTAGTAGATACATTATTATCTAATGATAGTGTATATGCTGCATTTGTACATTATGCCTTAAGAGCGCATAATATTCCTTTACCTTCAGCAGCGTGGGAAAAGCATAATCTTCGCCCTGATGAAATTACTCAAGGTGCTATGGGATTAGATTTAGAATCTAAGGATATTCCATTATATATTTCTGAACATTATGGTGAGAATAAAGACACTAAAAGAATTAAATCTAAGTTTAATAGTATCTTGTCCCTACTAAAAAAAGTATTTTTAGAAGAATATACCAATGTACAATGGAATAAGTTAGTTGATATTAATATTAAAAAATCTGACGATACTAAATCAGAAGAAGAAAAGGCAGATATTAATTTTGTAATTCCAAATAAACCTATGTACAGAATATTTGAATTAAACGATATGGAACAATTAAAAGGTTTTAGTGGTGAATATGTTGTTCAAGAAAAATATGATGGGATGAGAGTTCAATTACATAAGATAGATGGTAAGGTAAAAATATATTCTTATAACCAAAAAGATATTACTGATAAATGTTCTGAACAAGTAGAACAATTAAATAAAAAACATTTTGGAGATTGTATATTAGATGGGGAATTAATGTTATTTAGAGGTGAAGAACCTTTACACCGAGCATCTGTAATTAATTATATGTTCAAGAAACCCGTAGATGGATTGAAACTTAGACTTCATGTATTTGATATCATGAGACATGAGGAAAGAGATTTAATGGATGAACCACTAAGAGAGAGAATCAATATTTTAATGTATCAATATTCACAACATTCTTCCGAAGATTTAGCATTCCCATCTAAAAAAGATACTAGAATAGCAGATTCTATTAAAGAGGTAGGTACTTATTCTGAAACTATAATGCAATTACCTGCATCAGAAGGTGTAGTAATTAAAGATATAGAATCTACTTATCAGATAGGTAGTAGAAAAAATCCTAAATGGGTTAAGTGGAAAAAGTTTGTTGATTTAGATGTTGTAGTATTAGATTCTAAGAAAACTAAGAGTAATTTATATTCTTATACTATTGGTATTGGACCTGTGAGTGCAGAGCAATCAAGAAAATACAAAACTACGGAATTAAAAGATAAAGCATATATTCCTGTTGGGAAGGCGTTGAATACCAAAGAATCTGTTGAGGTTGGTGAAATAGTTAGGGTAAAGGTTGATGAAGTAAAGAAAACTAAAGAAGGATTTAGTTTGTATTCTGCTAAAGTAATTGAAATACCTGAAGTTACTGAATCTGATAAATTAGCAACTTTAGAATTATTATCTGATAAAACTAAAAAATCTATTTGGGAAGATTTAGATAAGCCATTTAAGTATAGATTGAAAGGTGTCAAAAAGATGTATATTACTGATGATATACATGGTGAAGCGGAAATACTATTGAAATCTGATTTAGATGGATTTACTATTATGGGTTTCAGTGGTGACAATTTAATGGAGAAAAAAGCATTATATGATATTGATGTTTGGAAAGAAGATTTAAAACAAGCAATAAAAAGTATGCGTTCTGAATTAAGATTATCAATAAAGAATAAACTATTAGATATGGATGAACCTGTTAGTTTTGAACAAATAGTAGAGTTTGTTAAAGAACATCATATGGATAAGTTTGAAAGTACTGCTTTTGATTCAGACTTAAAAAGATTAAAGAAATGGTTAATTAGACAAGAAGATATTGTTTATAATAAAACAGAAGATAATTTTGTTGCTAATAATGATACAATTGAAAAGCAACCAAAAACTAATCCTAAGCAAGCAAATTTTTTAATTCAAAGAAGAGATGACAAAAATTTAGATTTTATTATTGAGACAGCAGAAAAAAAGATGGCTTGGTTGTTTGATATAGAAACAACTTCCGATGTTTATAACTTATTTGGTAAATCAGGTAAGTTTCCTGCTAAAATAAGTTTATCAGGTATTAAACAGGGTAAAGTAATTGATAGTGGTAAGGTAATATTAGGAGTACAGAAAGACGGTTATCATGAGTATAAATTAGAAGGTGATAAGTTTGATACTAGATTACACGTTAGAGTTGTACCTTTAGATGGTAAAGATACTTGGATTACATGGACTGGTAAAAAACAAACTATGTTAGATACTAAAGAAGATGAAGGAGTATGGGATATTACCCTTGACAGGTATAAAAAATTAGACTTACCTGAATCTGAAACCGCTTAGTTAATATAGTCGTTGAAAAAAACCTATTGCTAATGCTGTCTGCACCAATGCGTCTTGTTAATCAAGGTGTGCGTGATTTTAGTATTCTAAAGTCAGATGATTTAATTATTGGTGGCTATGCTTCAATAGAAATGATAGATAAGCAAAATGATTTAATTACTCTTAAAGCATTAGAAGAGGCTGTTGAAGGTTTTATGGTTAATAAGAAATTTAGAAATGTAATGTCTAACCATTCTAATGTTCAAGTAGGAGAAGTAATTGATTCTTATAGAGATAAAAATGGTTTAGTACATAAAACTCATGTGGATGATGTTGGATTTTATGTTGTTATCAAATTGAGAGATGATATTGAAAAGGCAAAGGAAATATCTAGAAATATTAGAAAAGGAACATTACGTTCTTTTAGCATAGGAGGTCAGGCTATTTCTAAAAGAAGCCGTAAATCAAGTGATTTAGGTGAATATAATGAAATAGATGGTCTTGAATTACACGAAGTCACAATTTGCGAAAAGGGAATTAACCCTGAAGCAAAATTTGATATATTAAAGGAAGAAAAAGGTGAAAACAATATGACTGAAAAGTTAGAAAAAGCCCTTGCGGAGTTAAATGACTTGATGAAACAAGTTAATTCTCTGAATAAGGAAGAAGAAACGATGGAAGCCCCAATGGAAGAGGACATGGAGTACATGGCTACTGACGAAGGGAAAGATGAAAAAGAAATGATGGCATATGAAAAGGCTGATGATGAAGAAGCAAAAGCATTAGATGACCAAGATTTAACTCACATTGAAGCGGGTGAAGAAGTAGTAGTTAATGGAAATCCAACTGCAACTCCTGCACCTCTAAAAGTATCTAAAGAATGGGATGCATCAGAATTTAAATCATTAGATTTATCTGCTGAAAATGTTGAAAAGGCTTATGAGCAATTTAAAGCAGAACAATTAGAAAAGATTGCTTATGAAAACCTATCAAAACAATTTGAATCAAGGTTTGTTTCAGAACAGGCTGTAAGAAAGTCTGCTAACGAGAGAGCAGAATATGATGCTCGTACAGAAGTAGCAGCATTAAAAGAAGAGTTTGCTGAACTACGCAAATCATTATCTGCTAAAGATACTGAAATAGCAAAAGCAAAAGAAGTTTCGTTTGGATTACCTGAAGGTTTCCCTGCAACATCAGAAGAGTTATCTTCTATGAGTTGGGGCGATATTCATAATCTAGCGAGGAAGTTTTAGGAGTGAGAAAAGATGAGTGGATACACAAACACAATTAAAGATTTAGAAGCCGCAACCTATGGATTAACTGGTCCTGCCGGAAATGCTCTATTAAAGAGTTCAGGTGTTGTCGGTGGATTCGGAACGCCCCACGATGCTGCATCAAACCCGTTTAGTGCAGCAAGCGGATTGGGAGATTTATACAATGTTCTTTACGGACAGAAAGTATGGTCAATGTTGAATCAAGAGGTTAACCCTCTTTCAATTCTAGCAAAAAGACCTTACACATCATCAGGATGGAGAGTTCTAAAGAGCCGACCTACTGGTGGTAGTGGTTCTGCGTTTGGAACAGGAACAACTGCTGTTGCTGCAAACACTGCTGATTTATCTACACCTAGAGTAGACCAAATTGGTGGAGTAGAAGAGAATGCAACATTAGATGGTGCAAATGGATTTAGACCACTTTCACCTGAATACGCTAAACTTTTCGTAAGTCCAAAAACTGTTGCTCATTTGTTTGAGTTCTCAGAACTTGGTATGGAATTGGCTGCTATTGATGATGGTGTCGGAGATATTCGTGCAATCGTTAGAGAAGACATGGGTAAGCATCATGCTGAAACACAAAGTAAAATGCTAGTTATGCCTTACGAGTCATATGATGATGGTACAGCAACAAACATTGAGAGAAACTATACTTCTTTGATGAAGATTGTTTCTTCTGCGGGTGAAATCGCTGCTATGTATAACGCTAACCTATTGACTACTGGTGCAAACAATGGAGATAACTCCGCAGTTGTTGCAGATGTAGTTAATCTGTTTGGTACAACAAGAAGTGTTACTATTAGTAGTAACGCAGCAACAGGTGTTGCTTCTTTCTTGGATGCAGAGGTTGACTTTGGAGATGGATATGCAGCAGGTGATGCTAGAGTTCTAACTCTAACTATGATTAATAGTATGATTAGAAGAATCCGTCAAAACGGTGGAAATCCAAAATGTATTCTAACAGGATACGATACTATTCAGCACATTGCTGACTTACTACAAAGCCAAGAAAGATTTATGGATAGGAAAGAGATTGTTCCTACACATAACGGTGTAAAAGGTGCAAAGGGTCAAGAAGTTGGATTTAGAGTAGCAACATACTTTGATATCCCTCTAATCCCTGCAAAAGATATGCCTTCAACTGGTAGTAATTCAACAAATGAATTGAGTGATATGCTGTTCTTAGATACAGACCACATGTGGCTATCTGTTATGAAACCAACCCAATACTTTGAGGATGGAATTACTAACGGAAACCCATTTGGTGTAGGTAAACTTGGAAACCAAGGAATGTACAGAACAATGGGTGAAACTTGCTGTTCTTTCTTCAAGGGTCAAGGTAAGATTACTAACATTAAGAGTGCTTAGGTGATTTGAATGGCTTTAGCATATACAGTTACTTTGCTTGCAGACCATAAGGGAGTTACACTTCCAAAGGCTGTTGGTGATGAATATGTTGTAGATGCTTTGATAGATGTAACGTCAATAGTCGCAGCAGGGTCAGTAATCCCTGCTTCGGCTCTTGGCCTTTCATCAGTTCATTGCGTAACAATTACAGGTTCAGACAATGCTAACGCAGTATTGCCTTTAGTAGAAATTAGTGCCGCAGGTGCGTATGAGAGTGGAACATCTTTTGCTCTTATGTTTACATCACTAGATGGTACTAACGCTACTTTGAGTAATGATGCTAATGGTGGTTCAGTGCGAGTAAGAGCATGGGGCAACCTTTAAAATAGAAAATATATACCATTATAATACCGTAGTCTTATTCCCTTCTTTACTGGGGGGAATGAGATTACTATAATGGAGGAAAAGAAAATGAGTAATGTAAAATTAAAAAGAGTAAAACATGATGGCCCACTTCTACTAAGAAGAGGTGGTACAGTTTATCAAATAAGTCATGATGTGAAATGCGTAGTACCCGTAGGAATTGCGGTAGGTATGCTAGGAGATGCAGGGCTAGTAGTCGAACTAACAAGTGAAGATAGAGAGGCTATTTCTAACTTTGGGGCTAATGAACTAAGATTAATTAAGAAAGAGTTTAATCTACAAGGTTCATCAGAAGAAGTAGCAGAAACTTTATTTCCTACTAAAAAGAAAACAAAACCAAAGAAAAAGGTTATGTCTAAACCAAAGGCAGAAACATCCACTAAATTTGAAGATTTAGTTAATGCTGCTAAAAAGGATTCACTCAAAACTAAGAAAGAAAAAGTTGTTTCTGATTTAGAAGAGTGAACCGAAGATTGATAAGGCAACCCCTTGTTTCAATGGTTGGGAATAAGTATGAGTGGTTCAGGTTGTAACACTAGTGGGGTATTGTCCTCATCAACATTAGTATCAAGTGATAGATGTAGATTAGTTAGTGTTCATATGACTTCTACCACTAATGCTTTATTCACAATTAAAATTTGGGATAGTGCTAATAGTACAATTTCAGGTAAAAAAGAAGTATTGCGACTTCATATGCATGCAGGTGGAACAGCCCAAGCATTAGAACAAGATTTACATGGGGCAATATTAGCACAGGGATGCTATGTTGAATTTGATGCAGGGGCAGGTAATTGCACGGTTAATTTCGCATAGATATAGGTGGAAAAGAAATGCCAAGTTTAGAAGATGATACAAGATTAGTAATGACGATTTTATTTGTTGGCGCAGTAAGTGGCGTGAATATTTATTTTTATACCCAATATGGGTTTATGTTTCCATATGCAGGTTATACCCATGCATTATTGTTTGGGATATTAACCATAGGAGGTATAATGATACTAAAGGCAATATTCGATTTAACTTTATTTGATAGAATAGAAGATGTGTTATTACAAAGAAAGATAGATGCATATTGGGCTAGAAAACAAAAAGAAGAAGAAAATCGTAAAAGAGTTAGGGATACTATGCGACAGTATGACCAAACATATGGGAATAACTTCATACAAAATCCCGTACCTGCATTTGGTCAGACATATCAACAACCCGTTGACAATACTATAAGCCCTACATTCTTAACTATGAATGAGTGAGGTATATGGTTTCTGAATTATTAATGGGATTTGATGAATCCACATTAGCATATGATTTACAGAGAGCGCATTCTGCTGATATATGGTTCTTAAGAACTAGATTCTTTCTTTGGTCATCTGCTGCTTGTATTACTAGTTTTTTTGTCGGACATGCACTTCCTTTTTGGGGAATAAATCTTTATAATTCTACTTGGAACGCATTCATTAATTGGTGGCATCATTTGTGGTGATTAATTATGTCAGTAATGGCGGGCTTTGTTATATTAGTAGCAGAGGGTGTAGCAAAAATGTGGAACAGAATGCATTCTATTCCTTTTGGTGTTTATGGTGCAACAAAGGTAGGAAAAACAACATTACATCATCAATTAAGAACTAGAGGAGAAGTACCTGAAATTAAGAAAAGAACTGTTGGGCGAGAAAAACCGAGTAGAAAATATGTTAAATTAGATGGTGATGCACACACAGTTAAGACAGCAGATGTAGGAGGAGAAACAGTATTTTGGTCTGAGTGGATTGGAGATATGAAAACTAGAAAAGTTAAGTATATCATATTTATGATTGATGACAGACATATGGATAAACATTATGATATTGAGCAACAATTGTGTTGGACTTTTTTAGTTGATACAATATGTTCTCCTTATTGGGATGCTATAAATAAAAAGGGTAGAAAAAAATCTCATGATTATCCAATAGCAGTAGGTATATGGGCTAACAAATACGATTTATGGAAAGACAAATATCCACATAAAGGAGAAATTAAAGACCATCCAATATTTGAGACTTTTAAAAGTGGAATGACAAAATTAAATGAAAAGGGAATACCATGCTTCAAATATATAGTAAGTGCAAAATCAGATTCAGAAATGGTATATCGTGGCGTATTAACAATGATTAAA